CTGCGTATTCCCCGCTGCGCTGGGCAACCAGGCGGAAGCCGTCGATGCTGACCTGGGTCTGCATCACCTCGCGGCCAGCGCGGCTATCCCACCGCTTCACGGCGTAAATCTGACGGGCGAACGGGTCTAGCCCGGTGCGGTCGCACACGCTAAAGAACAGTTCCATCTCGTCGCGGCTCGCGCCCGAGCAAAGGGTGCGTGCGAGCAGCTCGCGCTTCTCATCGTCAAGTCGTGCCAATGCAGTCATCGTGTTCTCCTCTCGTGACTCGTCGCCTCGGGCACGCGCCCGATCACGACATGCACACTATACGGGAGGGTAGAGGCCGTGTCAAGCCCATACTTTCACGATTGTTTCGGCACGTTCCCCGTACTCTTTGCACGCCGACAGGATGGCGACCTGCGAATCGTCAACGTAAACGACCCCGGTCATGGCGTCCAAAGCAGCCCTGCACGCCTTGTCCAAGTCTGGCCGACGTGGTGAAACGGGTGCCGTGGCCTTGAGGATGCCCTTTGAGGTGTAGTGGCTGGCAGGGCGCACGAAACTGAACAGCAGTTCAACGGCCACGACACCCGTCGCCGGCGGTTCCGTCCATGCCTGCCGCGCCGCCAGCGCGAACACGGCGCGGTACGGCTTGACCTTGGCCGACGACTCGAGTAGCAGGATGCGACCGCTCCTCGAGCGCACGGCACGCTTGCTTCCCTGTGGTGCTGCCTCGCCCGGTACGGTGAAAGTAATCAATCGCGTCTCCTGTGGTTCGTTTCGCGCAGCACGTAGGCGTTGACCTGGCGCATCGCCTTGGAAAGTTCCGTCCGCAGGTACACGACTTCCTGCATCAGTTCGATGGTGAGCGGATCGTCCGTCCCGCTGGTTCGCACGCGGTCCACCACGTCCTCGTCATATTCCCCTTTCCCCGGTTGCATCTCACCCCTCACTTTCGTAGAGGATGCGACTGATGTGCGCTGGCATCACGGCCCGCAGCCGGCGTACTTCCTCGCGCAAACGTTCAATCTCATCGGCGGCACGGTGCATCACAAAGTCTGCGCCGGCATTTCCCCATGATCGCAGTTCAGTAACAATGTCTTGCGGACCACTCATCGAATTCCCCTTTCATCTGCTTCCGAAACGGCTTTCCAATATTCCCGTTCGTCCTGCGCTTCAATCTCTTTTCGGAAGTGTCGGTAGCAGGCTAGTTTTGCTTGTCTGATGTCCATGCCTTTCGTCAAAGCCCATCGAACGAAGTCCTGCTTTCGCTTGCCTAATGGCACGGTTTTGTCGCTCCAGTCGCTCATTAGCCGTGACCCTTTGAGAATTGGACCATTTCATTCGTCAAGTCATCGAACCATTCAACATCAGGAAGTCCGTTGCAACGGTGTTCCATGTACTGGCCGTTCTTCTGATGTACGACGCAGACATGGGTTCGGCCAGGCGAGACGGTGAATATGACGCCATCGTCATCGACGGCGACGAATCCGCGTTCTGTCTGCCCAACGGTGAAGCCCTGATCACGGAGGTGATCAATGACAACGAACATCTTTCCAGTGAGATCGGATACGGTCACTTGCCATCCTCCACATTCACTTGAACACCAATCGCCAATCCTTGAACCATCGCAGCTACTCGCTCTTTGACAAGTTTTTCGACTTCATCCGCCACGATCTTTTCGATGCGATTGTGAACCGACTTGACGGCCAGTTCGATCATTCGATCTACCGAAACCTTGATCTTGTCGTTGTAGTTTTCTTCCTTAATGATGAATTCAACCTGCCCGCGCAATGCCTGTTCCATCAATCGCTTGTAGTCGGCGATATCAAGTTTGATGCGATGCTTGTTAGACGTTCGTTCGTTGGCGGGCGAATCTTCAAGCAGGGCATTTTGCTCGTCAATGATTTGAAATGTAATTCCGTCCTTCACTTGCCGTCCTCCTGTGGAAAGCAATCCCAACCGTGATTCTTCGCAATATCAAACGCATCAAGCGGCACATCGCGTGATGCCCGCCCGCAATACATCCGCCTCGCCTCGTCGCGCTCTTCGCGGAGGCGTTCGATGGCATCGGCCGCATCCAGCATGATCGACGGCGCAAGGCACTCGCTGTTCTTCCTCAGTCGGTTCACGATTTCGGATGTCATCGCATTCCTTTCAGGATGGCCGGCATGGGTCGAGTGGCGCGCTCCGATTCTTCTTTCGTCAACTCGCGCTTCTTGCGTTCCTCAATCACTTCCTTCTGCAGCTGCTCGATGCACTCCGCGATGGCGTCGAAGAACCGCGCTTCGGTGCGGCAGTATTTGACGAACTCGCGTTGACCAGGCGGCGTCTTCGCGGCGGCCGCCAGGCGCTCGTCGGCGCGCTTGTTCAGCAGGTGGATAGCGTGGTCAACGTTCATCGGTTGTTCTCCAGTGCAGCAATTCTCTCCCCGATCCAGGCCATGCAGTTGCAGGCCATGCTGTTTCCGAGCGCCTTGTACCGGGGGCCGTCCGGGCATTGCTCGGCAGGCTTGTTGCGCCACGGGATGCGCGTCCACCCCCGCGAAAATCCCTGAAGTGCCTCACATTCTTCCGCCGAGAGTCGGCGCACGGTCATTGCCTGGGGCACAAGCGGCGTCCCGCGCCCGGTGCCGTCCTCGCTTGCGTCGAAGCCATCTGCGCGGAGCGAATGGGCCACCGCCGGCGGCGAAGGAATGCCAAGTCCGCTACCAACCTTGACGGCAGGAGACACTTCGGGATGTTGATTCACGCCGTGCGTTCCGCCTGTGCTGTAGAAGGCGTGCGCCACTACCACCGGATGGTTCATCTCATGGAACCCGGAGGTGCCGGCCGATGCCCGCAGCGCGGCAACGGCATCGTCTTGCTGCAAGCCGTCGCGGTCGTTCTGCCAGCGGTAGGCGGTCGGCTGCAACACCGCACCGAGGTTGTCCTTGTCTGGCATCCGCTGACCGACGCCTGCATTCTGCTTCGTCAATGTGCCAGCGCAGTCGGTGCCGTCCCACCAGCGACCCGCTCCAACGCCGCCTTCAGCATTGCCGGCAGCGCCTTCCCTCGGCGTTCGGCGCGACGAAGAATCCCGCTGCACGCTTTCGCGCTCAAAGAGAACCTGGGCGGCACGCTCCCAGTCTCCAAGACATCCGACAACGAACACACGTCGCCGGCGCTGCGGGACGGCGCGGGGATGCCCGTGTGTTCGCACCCATTGAGCGTCCAAGACCCTGTAGGCCCACCCATACCCCAGTTCCCCCAACGCCCCGAGGAAGGAACCAAAATCCCGTCCTCCGTTGCTTGACAAGACACCTGGAACGTTTTCCCAGACACAGTATCTAGGCCGAAGACGCCGAGCGATTTCAAGATAGGTAAGCATGAGTCCGCCGCGGGGGTCGTGGAGTCCTTTGCGGAGTCCGGCAACGCTGAAGGACTGGCAGGGGGTTCCGCCCACGAGAAGGTCAATTGATCCGGGTTGAAGGGGCCATTGCTCATGCTTCGTCATGTCTCCGAAATTGGGAACGTTGGGATAGTGGTGCGCGAGTACTGCGCTTGGGAATGGTTCGATCTCGCTGAACCCGACCGGGGTCCATCCCAGGCCATGCCACGCAACGGTGGCCGCTTCGATGCCGCTGCATACTGACAGGTATCTCATCGTGCACCTCGCTCAAGTTCGGTGCGGAATGCATCGCTCGCGGCAAGCTCAACAATCGCCGCAACCGGGAAGTCTGCCGGCGTATTGCTGCTAACGAGCATCGTGCCGTTCAACTTGATTGCCACCAGTTCCCACGAAATCAGGCGCTGGAACGTGCTTGTAGTGCTGCCATGCGGATGGAAGTATTCTCGCGTGTCTTCCTCCCACTTGGCAGACACAACCGCTTCCACTAGGTTGTTGCCAAGGTATTCATGCATGTCGTCATTGCCGGGGAAGTAATCCGACGTAACGTCTACGGTCATTTCGCGGTAGTTCACTTGAGCCTCCAGACGCGAATCAGGCGACCATGCGACGCTGGCCGGCGCGACGGAACGACCGTGCCAGTCCACACGAATTTCTCGTCGAACACGCTGCCAGCTGCATTGCCAAGTTCGCTGTAGTCCAAACTACTAAAGGCCATGAGACTTGCGACATCGTCGCTTGTGACGGTGCTGCCGTTGGATGCAATGAACGCTGCAAAGCCACGTGCTGCCGTAAGCAGTTCGCTGCGGCGGTCGGCCGCGAGCGCCTTGCCGACGGCCTTGCGGCGCTCGGCCTCGGTGGGGTCGAACAGGGTCATCGTTCCTCCTCCCTGCGCCGGAGCGCACTCAGGCTGAACACGCCGGGATCACGCAGCTCGTAGCCAATGTGCTGGGTGTGCTCAATGCGAACGCCGAATGCGTCGCGTGCGGTATCGATGAGATAACTCACCGCCCGAGGGGTCACCTCCCATTTCATCGCAAGTTCGTTGCGCGTCATGGGCTGGCGGTGAAGCGTCTCCACCATCCACATGATGCGGTTCACGTACTGTGTTTGGCTGACTCTCACAGTGTTACCTCCGTGTTCGCGTGGACGGCAAGGAATCGCCGCTCGGCAATGTCCATTCCAATGACGGCGGCGTCGAACTCATGTTCGCTGTCCACGGGCGTTTCGCCCAGGCGCTTGTGTGCGCTCACGACTTCCATGCTGAACGAATCGCCTAGCTCCATCGCGCATGCAAGAAGCACGTCGTTGTGACGCTTGCGAAGGTCATTGCGCTCAAGCAGGTTGGTAACGGTGTCTCGAATCTTCATCGTTCTCTCCTCGATGACGTGCGTGTTTCGGCAACGTGCCGCAACCCGCCCGTGTGTTGTACTGATGCGTATATCGGCAGTCAAGAGGGAAGCCGTGAGAAATTCTGACAATTTTTTCTTGCAACGTGAAATGCTGGCATTGGTCGCTATGGTGCGGCAGCATGGGCGCAACGATCACGCAGCATCAGCCTGGATCGTTTACAGTCGAAATGGACTTCGACGGGGCCGTGCCATCCGCCAATTGGTCGCAGGAATATTTGCTGATTTCAGACGCACATATCGATAACGCGCACGCGGATAGGTCCATGTTTGAGCGCCACATGCGCCAGTGCCGCGAGCGCGGGGCTCAGTGGCTCTCTAATGGAGATTTTCTCTGTTGTATGCAGGGAAAATACGATTTGAGGTCTGACACCTCGGCTTGCCGGCCAGAGCACCGCGAGGGGCGATACCTCGATGCGGTCATCAATACAACCGCTGACTACATTGCGCCGCACGCCGACATGGCGCTTTTGTTCGCCCCCGGCAACCACGAGACGGCCATTCGTCGCCGACACGAAACGGACATGAACGAGCGCCTGGTTGAAGCTGCCAAGGCCCGCAACACGGCGTGCCATGCATATGCAGGAAGTTATGCAAACTGGGTGCGGTTCTTGGTGCGAAACAAAGAGCGGCGGCAAATCATCGGGAACAGCATTGTGATGTACATGCATCACGGCTACGGCGGCGGCGGCCCGGTCACCCGCGGCACGATCCAGACTTCGCGCATGGCGGTCTACCTGCCCGATGCCGACATCATCTGGACGGGCCACACCCATGACGAGTGGATCATGCCGATCCAGCGGGCGCGGCTTTCCCTGCATGGTCGCCCCTACCTGGACCGCGTCCTGCACGTACGGTCGCCCGGATACAAGGACGAGTTCAGCGAGCAGAACGGCTGGGCCGTCGAGAAGGGCATGCCGCCCAAGCCGAAGGGCGCGCTGTGGTTGCGGTTCTGGATGGAGTGTGCGCGGCGCAACGGCGTCTCAGGGCGTACCCTGCGCTTTGAAGTTCGTGAAGCACAGTAACTGATTCAGGAGCAAACATGCCAACGCCAGCCAAGGGCAAGAGATTCGTCAAGGTCGTTCGCAACGCCGAAACCGGGCGCACCCGCAAGGTGTCCTACGGTCAGGCCGGCAAGGCCAAGAGCGGCGGCGACCGCATCAAGCCAGGAACCGCCAAGGGCGACGCATACTGCGCCCGCAGCTTCGCGCAGATGAAGGCGCACCCTGCGGCGGCACGCAACCCGAACAGCCCGCTGCGGCTTTCGCGTGCGAAGTGGAAGTGCAGCGGCAAGAACTCGAGAGGATAAGCATCATGGCAAAGAAGACAGCAAAGCGCGGCCTGTACGCAAACATCAACGCACGACGTGCGGCCGGCACCAGCCGACCGAAGTCGAAGTCCACCGTCAGCCCCTCTGCATACAAGGCGATGAAGCGCGGATTCAAGTGAGGCCACCATGCGCGTCCGACTCGGCGGAAAGTACTGGACGCTGCGGTTCAGTCCGAACCTGCGCGACTATGGTGATATGACCGACCCCGGCAAGGCCAAGGGCCGACTCATCCGCATTGGTACTTGGCAGGGCGAGCAGGACACGCTGGACAGCATCATCCACGAAGCCCTGCACGCGGCGCGCCCGGAGCTTGAGGAGAGGGCCGTCCACGTCACGGCTAACGACCTATCGCGCTTGTTGTGGGCGCTGGGATACAGGCGCAAGCTCGACGATTAATCGAGCCAGTGCACGTCCTCGCCTCGTCGATACTTGGCGAGGTCGGCGTCGCGCTTGTGCGACGTGAAGTGGTAATCCATGAATCGGCAGTAGTTGTTCGGGAACAGCAGGAACCTGCCATCCGACCGCTCGATGAGGTTGAGCGGCTTGTGCTCCTGGGGGTACCTGCTGAACCCGTCCGCCCAGTCGATCACGATCCCGGTGTGCCGGCCGCAGAACCCGCGTTCCGGGCTGACGCCCATCATTGCCAGCCCCTCGAGATACGCCATGTGGACAACCTCGGCGTGGTCGCCCATTGCTCCCCACGGCTGAAGGTCGTGCGGTTCGCAGAAGCCAGGGAGCGCCTTGCGCTCGAACGCCTCTGCTCGAGCCGCGAACTTGTGGAGCGGGACGCCGCACCATTCCGCGCCCGTCTCGAGCAGCACGTGTCCCGTGACGATTTGACCGGGCCTGGCGTAGATGGCGTGCCAAATTCCGCGTGTCGTGCCGGCTGGCATGCTGGGGCCGAGCGCCGTGTTGCAGACGTGCACGTACAGGTGAAACGGGAGATTTGCGTGGCGAGGCATATGCGCGATGATATACTTCAATTGCGGAGACGTGGGTCTGCGGCTGTCGGAGGCCAACCACCCACATGCGCCGGCGCACAAGGCCGCGAGGTACGACCGTCGGCAGGCCAGCATTGGGGTAGCAACAACCTTCCGCCGGGACAGGGCGCGACGCTGAAAGCACGCGCTGCTGTCTCATGCATGTGTCGATTCCATGTACGCGGCAATTTCCGGTACCGGAAAGAACACGGCCTGGGACTTGCGTCAACCAGGCCGCGCTTCCGGGGGTTAAATTGTCGGGCATGGGCTGCACTCGCAGACCATCGCAAAAACAAACGCCCGACGAGGGAATGGTACAGGGAAGTATCCCCGTGTCAAATGAAATCGGCGTGAGTCGAAACCCACGCCGTTTCATGCGCTTGCATGTTGGCACCGAGGTGCTATCATGCGGGCGTCTAATTCCTGCGCGGTTGCATTGTACCGTACCTGGCCTCAGGGTCAACAATGCCGCAACACGTTCCCGGCGCGGTAGGGGAGCATGGATGTAGTCGCAGGGGTTTGACCCTACCCTGCGCCACCGAAAGGTGCGCTCCCCCACGAAGGTAGCGGCTGGCAATCCTCCAGCGAAATGGTGAAATTCGTGGCTTCGACCGATGCGCGGCTCCGCGTGGGCTGGTTGAACGTGGCCCCCTTTGGGGGTCATGCTTCCCTCGCGCTCACCATGTGAACTGATATCAGCCTGGATTGATTCCTGCCCTTGTGAGACAAACTCGCATCGTTCTTTCCTGAACTTCATTCCCCACGCTAGCAGCCGGGAGTGCTTGTTTGTATACTCTCGCGTATGCAAACGATCACATGGATGGACAATCGGAATCTGATGGGGGAACTGTGGCCGAAGTGGATGCTCGAGCCTGAATTGTCGCGGCTCTTGAACGAGCGATGGGGTTCGCTGCACCAGGACAAGCTGCGCGAATGCATCCGCCAGCACCGCCTTGAGCGCGACACGAAGCCGGACATTGCTGCGATTCACAAGGCGTACTGCGCGATTGTGCCGCAGGCCGATGTTCTTGCGCGTGGCGAAGTCGTGCAGACTCGGCGCGATGCGACCTCCTTGCAAGGACCGTCGCCGGCGGAGTACGCGGATTGGGACGCCTGGGCGAAGGATGTGCTAAAGACCGCAACCGCTGCGGAGATTGATGCAGCGAAGGAGCGCCTCGGCATCAGCCCCGACACGCACCGCGTGCTGGCGGTCGCCATTGAATACTGCCGCAAGAACCCGCAGAGAACGTAGCACAACACGGTAAACTGCCGACATGCGACGGCGACGAAACCCCATTCTGCTCGCCAACATGGACGATTGTCTTCTCGGGGTCATGTACCCCAAGTCCACCGAACGGTCAGGAATACCCGTCGCCGTATATTCCGCAGACATGATCGCGGCACGCCTGCGCGACGAGCACGAAATGTCCATCGGCGAAGCCCGCACCTTCGTCACCGACAACATCGAAACCAACGAACTCGGCCCAGGCACGCCGCGTCTCATCTGGGCGGCAACCTCCGAAGATTTCGGCGAACCTCTGTGCAAACCCTGATATACTTTGGGAAATGGATATCAGTTCGTATGACGATTTCAAGGCAGCCGTGACCACGGCTGTCGTCGCACAGGGCCGAACCCGCAGCCAGGTTGCACGCGACCTTGAGCAGCAGGGCAAGCTTCGAGCGCATACCGTGATGTGCTTGCTGTCCACCGCGCCCGTCATCGGGAAGCGCACCGCCACCTTTGATTCCGCTATCACGCTCGCAGATGCAGCAGGACTACGGATCACCCTTACCGCCAAGGAAGCCACGTAATGCCAAGCAAGTCGCCGGCCCAGCGCCGTCTGATGCAAGCAGCCGCCCACTCCCAAAGCTTCGCAAAGAAGGTGGGAGTCCCCATGTCAGTCGCAAAGAAGTTCAACCGCGCAGACGTGAAGGCAAAGGGCAAGAAGCGCAAGTGAGAAAGCTCGCGGCCTACGGCGAGAACGGCCGCCGCGTGGGGGAAACACACCACAATGCCACGATCCCAGAGGCCATCGTCCAAGAGATCCGCGAACTCCACGAAGAACACCGCTGGGGATATCGTCGCATCGCCAAACACCTCGGACTCCGCTGGACCACTGTCAGCAAAATCTGCCGATACCAGCGTCGCGCCTGTCTCCCAGCCGACTGGAAACGTATTGATGATGGACGTACATGACATCCCAGTAGGGGAACTCCACAACGACCCGGCAAACGTCCGAAAGCACGGGGAGCAGAACCTGGCTGCCATCAAGGCCAGCCTCGCCCGATTCGGACAGCAAAAGCCCATCGTCGTGAACCGCGAGGGCGTGGTCGTGGCCGGCAACGGCACCCTCATGGCCGCCCGCGCCCTCGGCTGGCGCACCGTCAAGGCCGTCCGAACGGGCCTCGAGGGGGCCGAGGCGACCGCCTTCGCCATCGCCGACAACCGCACCGCCGAACTGGCTGAATGGGACGATGCGGCCCTCCAGCAGCAGCTCGCCGCCATCGCCATTGACGACGAGGAACTCCTTGCCGCCACAGGCTTTGACGAGAAGGAACTCGCCAAGCTCGCCGCCGCCAATGCGCCCGAGGTGACCGAGGACGATGTACCCGAGCCGCCCGCCGAACCCATCACGCAACCCGGCGACCTGTGGCTGCTGGGCAAGCATCGCCTGCTCTGCGGGGACAGCACCAAGGCCGAGGATGTGGAGCGGCTGATGAATGGTCAGCGCGCCGACATGATGCTGACTGATCCGCCATACGGGGTTGCATATGTTGGCAAGACGAAGGACGCGTTGACCGTGGAGAACGATCAATTAGACGAAACCGAACTTGCCAAATTGGTGTGCGCGGCGTTTGATAACGCTGAAACAAACTGTCGCGCAGGAGCATACTGGTATGCCACGGTCCCACCGGGTCCGTTGCATATTGTGTTTGCCGATGATTGGAAGCGTCGCGGAATACTTCGGCAAATTATGGTATGGGCGAAGAATTCAATGGTGTTGGGGCATAGCGAATATCACTATCAACACGAGCCAATTCTGTTCGGATGGATTCCTGGCAAGCGGCACGCAAATAGCGACCGGACAAGAACAACTTTGTGGCAGTACGACCGACCAAACGCAAGTCGGGAACATCCAACGATGAAACCCATTGCGCTTTGGGCGCAAGCGGTTGAGGATGGTTCACATGGGGGAGAATCCATCTACGACCCGTTCCTCGGCAGCGGCACGACCCTGATCGCCGCCGAGCAGCTCGGCCGCGTCTGCTACGGCATGGAGATCAGCCCCGCGTACTGCGATGTCATCGTCAAGCGATGGGAAACCCTCACCGGGCAGAAGGCCACCCGCGAAAGGCCTTGACATGAAGCGCAGGAAGCCGGCGAAGAACGCCACGGCGCTTGCCAACATTGACGCAAAACCGCTCGCCGAAAAAACAACAGGCGAGGGGGAGGGGAGGCCTCGCGCCGAGATGCGCCTTGTCATGCGTGCCATACGCGAGGGATGGGTCATCGACCCAGTGGTAAAACAGGCCATCATCGGTCGCGCATCCCGCATCCTTGCAAACCCAGACGCCAAGCCGAGGGATATTGCCAGGGCATCGGCAACGCTCATTGCCATCGAGCGGCTTACGCTCGACGCCGCCAAGGAGGAGGACCGCATCACCCGCCTTGACAACGGGCAACTCACCGAAACGGTCGGCATCATGGTCGTGACAGGCGTGCCAAAGCCGCAATGAAGCGCGTCGAATTGACCTATCACCCGCGTCCGTGGCAGCGAAACTGCCACATGCTGATGCGTCGATTCAACGTCCTTGCGCTTCATCGACGGGCTGGAAAAACGGAGCTTTCCATCATGGAACTCCTGCATGCGGCCCTTCAGTGCAACAAGGAGCTCGGCTTCTACGTCTATGTCGCGCCGTATCTCAAGCAGGCAAAGGCGATTGCGTGGGCAAGGCTGAAGCAGAAGATTACCCCCCTGCTGCTCGAAAACCGCATTGACATCAACGAGGCGGACCTGTCCGTGACGTTCCGGCACAACAAGGCCACGATCCGCCTGTTCGGCGGCGATAACCCGGACGCCCTGCGTGGCGTGCGCCTCGACGGCTGCGTCATTGACGAGGTCGCGCAGATCAAGCCGGAGGTATGGGAGGCCATCATCCAGCCGGCGCTCTCCGACCGCCGCGGCTGGGCGCTGTTCATCGGCACGCCCGCCGGAATCAACATGTTTAGCGAGTTGTACTACCGAGCAGCGAGCGGTTCCCTCGAGGACTGGTATGCGGCGAAGTACACGGTGTACGACACTGACGCGCTCGCGCCCGACGAAGTGAAGCGCCTGGAGCGCGACATGCCCGAGGCGGCGTTCGCACGCGAGTACCTGTGCGACTTCAGCGCGGCCGGCGACGATCAGCTCATCAGCCTCTCTGACGCCGAGAACGCGTCGCAGCGCGAGTACCCAGATGGCGACATCATCGACCAGCCGCTCATCGTCGGCGTTGACCCGGCCCGATTCGGTGACGACCGCAGCGTGATTGTCTTGCGCCAGGGGCTGCGCATGGAGAAGCCCATCGTTCACCACGGCATCGACAACATGGCGCTGGCGGCGGCCGTTGCCAACGTCATCGAGGACCGCGACCCAGACGCCGTGTTCATCGACGCTGGGGCTGGCGCGGGCGTGATCGACCGCCTGCGGCAACTTGGATACGACGTGACCGAGGTGCCGTTCGGCGGCAAGGCAACCTACGCCAACCTGTTCATCAACAAGCGCACGGAGATGTGGTGGGCCATACGCGAATGGATACAGGCGGGCGGCTCAATCCCGAACGACATCACGCTCAAACAGGAAATCAGCACGCCGATCTACTGGTACGACGCTGCCGGCAAGCGCGTGCTCGAGTCGAAGGACGAAATCAAGAAGCGACTCCAGGGCGGCGGAAGCCCGGACATGGCCGACGCGCTGTGCCTGACGTTCGCGTACCCGGTCGCCAAGATGCTGCCACGCGAGGTGCGCGAGCGCATCGACACGCGGCCGACCGACTACGACCCGTATGAACAGGTGAGTACCCGTAACCGTTAGACGGAGGTCTACAGTCATGGTCAGGCAAGCAAACGAGCAGGACATCGAGGCCATTGTTGACATGGGCATGGAGTTCATGTCAGGCACGAAGTATGCGAACGTGCTGCCCATGTATAGCGATGACGCACGCGCAGCCATCATCCAGCTTGCTTCGGTGGGCCGCGTCTGGGTGGCAGAGATTGATGGCCGCATTCGCGGGTTTATGGCTGCGTCCATCGTCCCGTGCTGGTTCAACCCCAGCTCGCGCATTGCGCTCGAGCACGTCTGGTGGATGCAACCCGACTTCCGCAACCGCCCGGAAGGCATCCGCATGCTGCTCGAGTTTGAACGGTGGGCGAAAGAACAAGGGGCGCAAGTCGCCTGCATGTCCGACATCGTCCTCGAAGCGGGCAGCCCGGCAGGGTCGATCCTCCAAAGGCTCGGCTACGAGGTGAGCGAACGCACTTTTATGAAGGTCATCCAATGTTCAACCGTAGCATCCGAAGAATCCACGACCTCTCCTCACGCCGCGAACGACACTTCGTTGTCAGCGGACTGACCGCGCTTGGACTTGCAGCAGGCGCAACCGCAACAACTGCTGCCGCAACTGGTGCAGCCATCGTTGGTGCTGGTGCAGCAGCCGCAGGTGCAGCAACGGCTGCCGGCCTTGGCATTGCTGGAAACGAAGCGCAGAAGGATGCGATGGCACAGCAGAAGAAAGCGCAGAACGCCGCCGCGGCCGCAGCGCGGACCCAGCAGCGCCGCAGTCAGCAGTCGATGGCTGCCGCCAACAGGCAGGAACCCGCCGTCGCCGACATCATGGGCCGCGCTGCCGCCGAGATGGGTGGCGGTCCCTCGAGCACCATGCTCACTGGGCCGATGGGCGTCAACACGCAGGAACTTCAGCTGGGGCGCACGTCGCTCCTCGGGGGCTAAATGAGCGAGTACACCGGAGACAACTCGTCGTATCCTGGCGCTCCCACGCGGGATCGACTGTTCA